GATCTTACAAACGGCCGACAGTTCCGAATACGTCACAGATTATAACCAATTGAATTTATTCGGTGATTGACCGGACAGCAGTGTTGTGACTTATAAAATTCACGGGGCACTTCCTCAAGGGCAAACGGCGATGAACAGCCTGGCGTGGGACCTAGCCAAATCGTCCTGGATTGAGCTAAACTCTAAGGATAATGGTGCAGTTTTGGTTAGTGAAGTTCTTGACGATTATGAGGAGAGCTTTCTCTGGCGGCGGTTTGTTGCTGCACAAGCTGATGCTGTCTCAGGTCTAAGTCATGGGCAGCCTGCATGTGGAACTATCGGTCCTACCCTCTACCATGGCGAAGTGGAACGCTTGAACCGGTGGCGACTGGAAGATCTAAAAAAGCACCCCCGTCGCTTTCTCAATAACGAAAATTGACAAAAAATTAAACCCGAATCATTGTTCAATGCGTCGCCTCGCCTCCTTCGCCGCTGGCGCATCCTTTCGTACAATGGGACGCTTGGGCTGCACCAGGTCATTCACCGCGTCGCCAAACCGGTCACGGATCGCCTTGGGTACTCCACCGATGGACGGTAGCTCCTGCTCGTCGGTTTTAATGGCCACCCAGATGCCACGGCAGTTGCTATGGAAGATGGTGTTGCTGGTGAAGCTGTCTCCCTTGTCCAACACCCGCCCGTCCACCGAGAGGCAGAAGTTGCAGGTGGTTGTGTCGAGGATTTCCGAACGCTGGAGCGCGTGGATGTCATCCCCGTTCTTCGTGAACACGGTGTTGCGCCCGTGGTTGATATACCCGGCCATGAGGATAGCGCTGGCGTCAGAGGTCAGGGCGTCGATCGCTGCTTGGGCTGCCTCGTCCGCGGCTGCCAGTGCCACGGCCACCGATGCGCCCTTGTTGAGCGCCTGGACGTAAGCGTTTTTGCTGTCGCCGATAATCTCCGCGATCTGCCGGTCCGCGATGGTGTCGGACTGGATGTCGATTTGACGCAGAATTTCCTGTGGGTTGGCAGGGGCCGCCACACCCATCTCTTTCGCCGCGTTGGTCTTGCCGTAGGTGTAGGCGGCAGTGACGGCCTGTTTGATGATGCGGGCGTAGTCGGACTGGACTTTAAGGGTGGCGTCTTTGATCGCGCGGGTGTCGCCTGCCAGGGCTGCCTTGGTCAGCGCGCGCATATACTCCTCGCGAGCACCGTGCAGGAGTTCCTTGGTGCGGGTGTCAAAATCAGCCTCCAGCTTGTCCATTTGGCGCTGTAGGGCTTCGAAATCGACCTTCTCCTCGGCGAAGGTCAGCTTGCGGTAGGGTTTGAATGTGCCGTCCTCGGCGAACGACTGCCGGTCAGAGTTTTTTTTTAGCCACGCGACGAGTTCGCTCATCTCCTCCTTGTCGTCGGCCTTCGGTTTCTTGGAGTTGGTGGTGTCCTCGGGGTCGATGTCCTCTTTCGTCTCCGGCTTGCGACCCGGGTCTTCGTCTGGGTCACGTTCTGGCAATCCAAGCATGTTGCGGAAGTACTGCTCGTCGTTGTCGGTTGGGATGATGGCGCCGGCTGTCGAAAGGGTCTGGTACGCCGCAGAGATTGAAGCTACGTCTTCCTTGGCGAGCTTAGTGTAGGTGAGAACGGGATACTTCTCGACGGTATCAAAGTTGAGGTCCACCAATTCCTTGATGGCCTGTTTGTTGAAAGCGTTGGCGATCGTGTCCGCCACTGCCGAGACCGCCTGTAGGAAGAGTTCCGAGTGGTCCTGCGACACGGCGCGGCTGCCGGTTGCACCCTCTGCGCCGGAGCCAAGGTCCAGGAACTGCGCGAGCACGGATTTCAGGATTTCGCGGTTGTGGTGGGCGATAGAGGACGACGGGTCGCGGGTCGTCTTGGCCATCATGTCCTTGAACCCGATTTCGTAGTCGTGCGGTTCGAGGATAAACGCTTTGGAGTTCGCGCGTAGGTTGGTGAGAATGTTTTCTGCCGTCGAGCGGTCGGCCTCGGTATAGTTCTCGGGGAGCTTAGCAAACGGTACGCCCAACCCCTGACGCTCAAAGGCGATAGCGTCTATCTTGTAAAACGTATTCTTCATGTACCAGTGCTTGTAGGCAGGTCGGAGTATCGAGGTTCCTTCCCAGTTATCTCCCTCCTTCTCATGGACGATGACGACCAGCTTCTCCATCGGGATTTCAACCGTGGTACCGTCGCTCTTTCGTTGCGTCACTCCTGGTTCACTACCACTGCCAATGGCCCATTTCTGGATCGAGCGGGGCATGCGGGGTGCGAGCTTGTCCCATACGACGTAGGTCTTTCCGCCGTCCGTGTGGGTGGCGTAGACCTTCTCGAACACCATGTAGCCAAACGGGAGGGAAAGGAGGGCCTGGCGCAGCAGGTCTTCCCACTCAATTGACTGCCACTCCATGAGTGCCTTCTGAACGAACTCGGCAATCTCCTGGTCTTTGGCCTCGTCACTGGCGGGTTCCACGTACCAAGTGGCGGCGCGGATGGGTAGCGTGGTGGCGGACAGTGCCGCCTTTACCGATGCGTCGGACTTTCGCATCTCGTCGTAGATTTCGATGCCCTTCTGTCCAAGGAGTTTCGAATTGTATTCCTCGCTGACGACGCCATCGAGTATGCGAGTACCGCTGTCACCTATCTCCAAACCCTTCTTCGTTCTAGGTTTGGACGCAGGTTCCGCTGCGGTACGCGAGAGGTTCACCTCATATCCGAGGAATTGCATACCGCCATCATAGCACGCACAGTACTAAAACTGCTCGTCAAGCAGTCCACCAGTGATGGTTCTGTGGATATCTCGCTTCTCTTTCTCTTTCGGAAGTGGACTTACTACCTTCCCGAGTGGCCAACGACGATGCGCGAGCATGGTTGCGTCCGGGTGGTGGTCGTCCTCTTTCTCAGGCTTCTCGCTGTTCTTTTGGTATCGGTATCGCTTGTGCTGCCAGATTGCCACCTTGAATGCGACAGGGATGCGCATCAGTCTGCGGGAGATGTACGCGCGGTAGTTACCGAGCATCATCTCCTTCTCGGTTCCCTGCTTCTTGTTCACCTCGCGCTTAGCGTCTTTGCCGTCCTTCTCTGCGATCTGGACGGGGCGGCCGAACGGCACCTCGATAAGCGAACAACGAAATTTCTCATGGTCGGGCAGGGCGTCGATCGCCTTCTTGATGGCGGCGCGTAGGTCGGCGTTTTCAAAGGGGTGGGAGGCGTCGGCGTGTATCGTGGCGACGCGGTACTTGAGCACGTCCTCGACGATGTCCGCGATGATGATGCCGGAGCGCACCTGGCTCCACGACCGGCTCTCCAGTTGGACTTTGACGTTGTCCTTGTGGGCCATAAACAGGTCCCACGCCGTCATACCCTGGAAGCCCCAGTCCAGCCCGCCAGCGGTATCGGCGCCGTGCACGTACGCATATTCGCCCAGCTCGGGGATGACACAGGCGTCCACGTCCTCGGGGTCGTTGACCATCCCCTCTGCCGAAGGACGGGAACCCATGTACTCCACGTCGAAGTAGTCGATGCTGGGCTTCTCGCGCCATGCCTGGATGATGTTGGCCACCGGTATCCACCCCTCTGGGTCTCCGTTGCGGCCCTTGGCCCGCTGTTTGAGGAGTGCCAGGTCAGGTATCTCGCGATTGAGCTTCGCATCGTCCCAGATCGCCGGGTCGAACGCTTTGACCACGTCGAACGCGTCCCAGGACAGTCGCGCCCATCCCAGGTCGTCCGCCCGGTCCCACGTCTCCTGGAACAGCCCGAATATCTTATGGAAAGTAGAGGTCATTACGACCAATGGGGTAGGGGAGCTGTCCACCATCGGCATGGCGGAGAGGATCAGTTCGTCTTTCACCTCGCATGCCTCGTCGATGAAGAGGTTGTCCGGGTGGGGGCCGCGCACCTGTTTCTGGGAGGCTGCGACGGCACGGAAGTAGTTTCCCTTGTCGGTCTTGGTACGCAGCATCGTCGGCTCCTCGGGGAGCGATGCGGCGATAGCCTCGGACGCGAAGATGTGGCCGGTGAAATAGTTGTAGACGCCTCGGGCCTGTTCCAGCGAACCACCCATGTCGATGAGGTTGCGTAGTTGCAGGTACCATTTCACGAAGCCGAGTGCCCCGAGCATCTTGGACTTCCCACCGCCACGGGGGCCTTTCATGATGAACCGTGTGGCGGGTCGGCCTTGCATATCCTGCTGTAACCACAGACAGGCGAAGATGACCCGGAGCTTCTTGGGGAAGCGGATGGAGGGGTCGATGAGGCGTAGCAGGGTGATAGGCTTTTGACCGAACCTACGCCGGATTGACGCTGGGTCGCTCAGAACTACTGCCCGGAACTTTCGCGCTGCCTCCTCGAAGCTGATCTGCTTCGGCAAGGATGGTGGTGATGGTTGCATAAAATTCATCTTGGCGCTCTGGTGGGAGCACGCTGATCAGGACGCGGATATCGTCCATGTCCAGCTTCTGCACTTGTGTAACCTGGCTTTTGTCGATGATGCGGCCACGGAGTTTGTTGAACTCCTTGATCGCCGCGACCTTGGGGTCCAGCTTATAGTTCTGCTTAATGACCTTCGCCAGCTCGCTGTCTACGGTGGCGTCGGTGAGCAGCTCATTCAACAACACAACATTTCGTCGTTGGATACTAGCGATTCTTAACAACCTGTGGCCCATTACTGAACAGACCTTGTACGCCTTGTCGTAGCTGCTGGCCTCGATGACTCTACCCTCTGAATCCCTCACCTCATCGTCTTGGGGAAGTTCGTCCAGTTTGTACCCGAAAGCCTCTCCGTATGAGAGTGTAGCGTTTCCAAAGGTGTCGTCGTTCTGTGTGTAATATCGGCAGAAAAGCTCGCGCTTGATATTCAGTTCCTCCTCAACCGCGTTGGGCGCTTCCTCCTTGTCCTTCTTCTTCGCCATATACCGTTAGGCTACCACACCAGACGCCTCTCTGATCATCTTCATAGATTTGGTTGGTGATATAGCTTTCCCGTACAGTGGTCCGGCTAGGATGTGGGCAAGGGCGTTGAGGTGTACCACCCGCTTGTTGCGGTCTTTGACCTTTTGACAGATGCAGGCGTACTGGCGACCGTAGGCTTCCGCTTCCTGCTCCACACGGAATAGTGGGTCGGTGAGGTAGCGGTCCCACCAGACCTTCGCACCTTCCTCACCGTGGCCTTGCTGCTCGGCGTGGGTTTCCTCGTGGACGTAGAGGTCTTCCGAGATGAACAGGCCACCGGGGTTGTAGAGGGTGTCCCCGTAGGTGAAGACCGTGTGCTTCGGGTCGATGGCGAAGTGCTTGACCGCTTCGTCGTAGATCGGGGGCTTTTCAAATGAGATAAGCATACCGGGGCGTGTTGCTATTGTACCATTCTTTGGTAGACCCGCAAGGACAAGGTGATGGAAATCGTAAGATGGCTGAAGAAAACTGCGTCTGGGAGATTATCAAGGTTATCCCTACCTATGTGGGGGTTTCAATAGCGCTATGGGCAACATTTTCGTGGCGCCGATCTCTACATCATCAACGGGCGGATGAAAATGTCGCCGCTGCGCGCGCAGTTCACGCTGCAATAGCCAACTATGCGCGGCTCTACGAGGAGGTGGAAAAAGCAAAACCCGACGAATCTCAAATTAAGAAAATTGCACTAAAAATGGAATACGACAGAATTTGGCCAAATACGTTACAACGCTATCTCTCCACGCATGCTGTAGCCCGCAGATACCATTCAAATCTGCCAGTAGACTTGCCCGATAGAATTTCGGAAATCCTATCAGGCCTCGCTAAGACTGATTTGCCACTTACGGAGGCACTCCAGGCAGTCCAACACTGGACGCCAGGGCAGAAGACGGCTCCAGAGGTAGCTGTCGAGAAATCGAAAGCATGGGTCGAGGACATCGAATCCAGAATTGGACCTGTAAGGAAGATGCCAGGCTACATCGATAGGTTCAGCTCAAAGGTCAGCGCAGCATACCGAGCGTTTATGTCAACCTAGCTGGTAACAAGTACAATTCTCTCGCCAACACTACCTCCGCCAGCCTCCAATCCGACATGTAGGTCCGGTGTGGACGCCAACTATCCTGCTCGCATCGGTCCCACAGGGCTACGCGGTCGGCTGGTAGGAGCGTGCGCACAAGTGCGTCGTACTGAGCCTTGTTCCGGTTGCTCCCGAGGGATTTCCAGCCGTGGCAGGAGCGGCAGACACAGACGACCAAGCGTGTATCCGCGAACGTGGCAGAGTTTGCCCGGGTGATGAGGTGGTCCGCCTGTAGGACAACGCCGGGGATGTCAGGAAGCCCGTTGCAGTGGCGGACGTTGCGGAGGATGCACCCGCCATCCCGAACAATCACTATGGCACGCAAAAGCGCCTGAATGCGTTTCTTCACATCGGCCGTGTCGGAGTGACCGACCACGCGGAGTGGTGTGCGTCTCCACGATATCCCTTTATCTACAAGAGGGTTCGGCTGGTGGCGTGGGAGTGGGGTGTGTCGCTTTAGTTGCGAGCGTTTCATACAAGCATTTTATCACACGAAAAGTCTAGCTCGACACCCACTTGTTGGGTGGTGATAGTCTGATACGCATCTTTATATAAAATTCTTGTACCATGTCGCCAAGGTACCTAGAGCGCATTTGACGTACACTGTCTCGGTTCCCGTCTGATGTATACAATTTGCCGTTCTCTTCCAGTAGGAGGTCTGTGAGGTCGGAAGATTCAAGCGTGAATAACCCAATAGTTTCTGACTGGCTGCTGCTTTGAACGCTAATTACCCACGGGATACCGGTTAGTCTCCTGTCGTGCCACGACCTTGCGGGGTACCCGTTGATAAGATGGGAGTGTTCCGACCGATATTTTTCTATGTATGATTCGCTAACAAACTTGGATTTATTCTGCTCGTCGAGAAGACGTACAAATTCAAACTGGTCGTAATCATCCTGGACTACGACATAGCCGGTTCCTACCACTGGATGTTCGATTTTGATTACATACCCCATCCCCGCACCGTGTACAAAAAATAGCCCCTTTGCAAGGGCTTATGAATGCGTGTAACCGTCTGGCTCAATCCCGACCACCATGCCGCAGAAGCGGAGCATGGCCACCTGTGGCTCTCCGATGAGTGGGAACACCCGGTGTCGGAAATGCCAGTAGGATGGCGAACCGTCCGGGTTGCCCTGGTAGATTCGGTGGAGGGCGCGCTGCTGCACTTTGTTAAGCCGCATCTGCCAGCTCCTCTTTTTCGCTGAACGCCCGAAGGAAGTCCGCGGCCTGTTGCGCCTTGGCTGCTGCCGTAAAAATGGCGCGGTCGTCGTGGCGGAGCAGTTCCACCCAGCTTTTGAGATAGCCGGAGTGTCGAAGCTCCCCCTCGATGCCGAGATGGGCACAGAGGAAGGCGCTGGTGAGTTCCGCTACCAATTCCTCGGCTGCGTAGGCTCGCGTGCCGAACCGGCCCGATAGGTTGCGGTCAAGCCTGGTGGTGTGGCCGCTGTAGTGTCCAAGCTCGTGCAGGGTGGTGGCGTAGTACCCCTCGGTGGTTTTGAAGGCCGCGAACGGCGGCAGTTGGATGAAGTCCTGCGACGGGACGAAGAACGCCTCGTTTCCCCCGTGCCGGATGTTTGCCCCGATAGCCGTGACGAAACACTCGGCTCGTTGGTGGCGGAGTTCTGGATTATCGACCTCCTCGCTGGCAGTTGTCGCCTCGGTTGGTAGGCCGTCGATTTGCTGAGAATTGAAGACGTAGTACGACTTCAACATGGAGATTTGCTTCTCCTCGTCGGTCTCCTTGTCCCGCACCCGGAGCTTCTTGGTGAAGACGACCTCGGTGGCCTTTTCGCCCTTGCGGACGCATCCACCCTTCTCCTTCGCCTGTTTGAAGGTCATCCAGCAATTGCTGTCGTAACCCTTGGCGTCACGCTGGCTCCAGAGGATGACCACGTTGATACCGTGGTAATTCCTGCCGGTGACGGCGTTGACGGGCATGATGCTCGTGCCGTTGGCTTTGCTGGTTTTCCAGGGCTTGAGCCAAGGCGCTGCGCCCGCTTCCAACTCGCCGACGATGCGGTCGGTGACGGACTGGTAAAGCTGCGCGGTGCTCATATCAAACCCGCGAGCACCAAGGCAGCTTTGACCGTACCCTTGTCGCAGTTTTCGCAGTAGCCCCTGTCCTGGTCTGGCTCCACCTCGACGGTGTAGTCACACGATGGGTCGTCGGGGTTACAGCAGATGCCGGGGCATACGCTGTCCATGATGACCGCCTCAAGCAGAGCGTCGAGCGACGGATATCCCTCGATTTCGACGAGCTTATCTAGTTTCGACAACGGACTTCTCCTTTGTTGAACGTCCGTTACCAATCGTACCATAGAGGAAAGAAGAACAGGCGAAGTCCGCTGGCCACCGCTGTAAGGTTACGCCGGAGGTTTCACATGGCACGGGTAATCAAGATTATCGGCGGCCGAGAATATGTCTACGAACAGCACTCCCGCCGGGTGGGCGGTAAGGTCGTCACCACGTCCACCTACATCGGCCCCGTTACCCCGCGACGGAAGAAGCGGGACGGCTTCGGGTTCGTCGCTGTTGGCCTGGTGTCCGTGGCGCTCACGGCACTCAAGGGGGATTTGAAACCCTACAAGGAGGGCAAACCCCGCCTGTCTCCGCACGCCAGGTCTGCCGCAGTGACACGCGAGGCGTGGAAGCCGGACAGTTTGGACACGATGCGGGCGAAGGCTCGGTTAGCCGGTGAAGCGTCGCGTGCTCGTGAGAAGCCGCCAACGGCAGAACAAAAGCAGCTCTTGGAGGACATCAAGGGGTTCAACGAACGTCTGGCGACGGCTCGGACGGTGGATGGTGGTCGGGCGATTGATGCTGCGAGGGTTTCCGCGCCAACTGAGCAGCTCGGGCAGCCCTCGCAATCTCAGACCGACGTTGAGGGGAAAGAGACTGAGAGCGAGCTATAGCGGCGTTGCGGGCGCGTTTGGTGCGGTCGCGTTTGTTCATGGAGTGGGGGATTAGCTGTTAGTGGGTGGGGTTACTCTATCTGGTCTACGAGTTCCGTGCTCCACCACATAGTCGAAGCTAAGGTCGGCCATTTCTCCCTGGCAATTCCCTGTATGACCGTTGGTGAGTGAGCAATACCAATACGCGCCCAACGCCCACATTTCCTTGTCGCATTTTGGTGTCATACGTTCATCACGCTAGAGCTGATAATCAAAAGCCCAGTGAGCATAGAGACCGCGAACGTGAGGCCGAGTGCTGCTGTGATGTAGAGGGGTTTCATAAGGGTATTAGTTGCCGTCGGCGTCGTAGCACTTTTTACACATGCGTGCGTTCTCCCTCCACTCGGCCACAGGTATTTCGCGCCGGCACTCATAACAGACCGCTGTAGACGCTGTCTTTGCGAGTATGGCATCCAGGCCTGGAATTGACTCTCCTTTATTTCCTTTCATAAGCCTAAAATACAGTTACGCTTTCCCGATAATCGTCCGTTGGGTCGATGAACGTATCAACAACCCCAGAAGCGTGGCACTCTTCGCACTCCACTAACTCATTCTCGTCCGGGAAGATGGTGCTGGCTGTCTCGATGTAGCCTTCTCCCTTACAGTTCACGCACTCCTTTACCCAACCTTTCTCCTCTTGCGTCACAACGCCTATATTTTTATTAAACATACGACTCACTACTGTCCGGTTGACGGCGAACGAACCCTCGGTAGGCATCTGAAAAGAAATGGCTTTCAGGCGTTTTTGCGTGGTGTCG